ATGGATGGCATCATAACTATCGACCAACTCCTCCAACGACTAGGCATCCCGAGAAGAGATCTTCTACTTCCCTGCACCTTTTGTGGAACCTATCTAGTTCATGAGGATTTGCTCCAGTTTGAGCACTGCTGCATGCGGTTGATATGGAGACTGGGCAATGTCTTTGCATGCTGCCGGGCATGTGCCAAAGTATGTGCCAGCCTTGAGATCCTGCAGCATTTTCAAGGATCATTCGAGCTTGAGGAGGTTGAGCAGCAGACAGGACAGCATATTGCAGCAGTACCAATTCGGTGCCGCGGATGTATGAAACCCCTGACATATCCTGAAAAGCTTGGTGTAGTCGAGAGGGGCGAGAAGTTTGCCCGTGTGAGGAACAAGTGGAGGGGACGGTGTTATCTCTGCAAATTTATGGTAAGATGATAGGACCGGAGGCCACATTAAGGGACATTGTGCTCGAGGAATCACCACCTGAAACTGTAAGTCTATATTGTGATGAGACATTGTCAGAGGAGGAGGAAGAGGAGGAGGCGGAGTCCATCAGTCCCTATCGGGTGTATGCACCTTGCTACCGATGTGACAGATCTGTCAGACTGGTGGTGAGCGCCACCGAAAACGGTATTAGAGGACTGGAGAAGCTACTCTTAGGGGACGTGTCCATTGTGTGTCCTTCCTGTGCGGTTTGCGTGAGACCAACCGGCCATCATGGTGGACAGGCTTGAGGAAGGTACCGGAGAAGGCTGTAGCTGGTTTATGGACGAAGCCGAGTGTAGTGACGGGTCAAGTGATGAAGAGGAGGATGGGAATAATACCTTTGACTCTGTGGACTCTATTAGTGGGTTTATTGATGATGAAAGACAGTTCCAGGGAAATACCCGGGGCCTCTATCAGATGCAGGGGAAGGAGGAGGCAGTGAGGCATATACAATTGTTAAAACGAAAGTTACTTAGCAGTCCCGAGTCCTCGCAGACCAGACCAGATGTGGACCTCAGTCCCCGGCTCAATGCTATAAGTTTAAGTCCTAGAAAGAGACCAGAAAAGCGGAGACTATTCATTTCACAACAGGACAGCGGCAATGAAACTGCTTGTTCTATTGAGGATACCTACCAGGTAGTTGGGGACTCGGCGGTGGCGGTGAGCGACAGGGGGCATAATGACAACCTGGGAATCCTACGGGCGTCCAATAGGATAGCGTGCATGTTGGGGGTGTTTAAGGATGTGTACGGGGTTGGGTTCAAAGAGTTAACACGTGAATACAAGAGCAATAGGACATGTAATCCTGACTGGGTGGTAATGGCGTACGGCATCAGGGAGCAGGTGTTGGAGGAGGGGCGGAAAGCATTACATGTGCATTGTGATTATGTCTTCCAACAGTATAGACCATCGGAGAAAGGGCCAGTCGCCCTGATGATGTTAAGATTCCATCATGGCAAATGTAGGGACACACTTACTAAACAGATATGCCAGATCTTTCATATTGACCCTCTGCTGTGTATAATGAACCCGCCTAGGGTGCAGAGTGTCCCGGCAGCATTATACTGGTACAAGAGTAGTTTATCTCCGGCCACACATATACATGGGGTCACCCCGGAATGGATCCAAAGACAAACAATGGTTTCTGCTGCGGTTGCAGGGGAGGAGGCGAAGTTTGATCTTTCGGTTATGGTCCAATGGGCTTATGACAATGATTATAATGAAGAGTCAACAATAGCCTTTGAGTATGCTAAGAGGGCGGATGAAGATCAAAATGCAAATGCATGGCTCAGCTCTAATGCACAAGCCAAACATCTTAAGGATTGTGCTACCATGGTCAGGCACTATAAGAGGGCGGAGATGAAGACACTGTCTATGTCAAAATGGGTATGGAGATGCTGCAGGGAGGTGGAGGAAGAGGGAGATTGGAAACCAATCTCCATATTCCTCCGTAGCCAGGGTGTGGAAGTAATTGCCTTTCTCACTGCGATGCGAGCCTGGTTAAAAGGAGTACCAAAGAAAAACTGTATTGTTATATCTGGCCCTCCGAATACAGGTAAAAGTGTATTTTGTATGAGTCTCATGTCCTTTCTTAAAGGAAGGGTTATTTCATACGCAAACAGCAAGAGCCATTTCTGGATGCAGCCTATAACAGAGGCTAAGGTAGTCCTACTAGATGATGCAACACGAAGCACATGGGACTATGTAGATACCTATTTAAGGAATGCCCTAGATGGGAATCCTGTTTCGGTGGACTGTAAATATAAGGCTCCCATACAGACTAAGTGTCCACCAATGCTTATCACAACTAATGAGGACGTAGCAACTAATGATAGATGGAGGTATCTGCATAGCAGGATACAGGTGTTTTACTTCCGCACCCCTATGCCTGTAGATGCTAGAGGTCAGGCACAGTTCACATTTAATAATAGCCATTGGAAATCTTTTTTCAAAAGGTTACAGAGGCCACTAGATCTGAGCGAGGACGAGGGAGAGGACAATAATGGAGAGCCTGGTGTCCCGTTTAAGTGTAGTGCAAGAGGAGCTGATGTGCATGTATGAGCGAGGGGAGGATACACTGGAGTCACAAGTACTGCATTGGAGCCTAATCCGCAAAGAGCAGGTGCTGCTGCACGCAGCTCGCCAGCATGGACTGAACAAGATAGGCCTCCAGGTGGTGCCCCCGTTGGGGGTAACACAGACCAATGCCAAAAATGCCATAGAGATGCATCTGCGGCTACAGAGTCTGGCCAACACTCCGCATGCAAAGGAGCCATGGACATTGAGTGAGACAAGTAGGGAAATGTACATGAGCGCCCCAGAACAGACATTCAAGAAGGGGGGATGCACTGTACATGTGTACTATGATGGCAACAAGGAGAATGCCATGCAGTATGTGAAATGGAGGTTCATATACTGGCTAGATGACAAAGGGGTGTGGCAGAGATCAACATCATTCTCTGACCACACAGGAATCTATTATGAACCAGGGGGTCGCAAGACATATTATGTGACATTTGCCCAGGATGCAGCCAGGTACAGTACCTCCAGCCTTTGGGAGGTACATGATGGTCCGGAAATACACTTACCTGTCGTCCCTGTCACTAGCTCTACACCGACCTCCAACCCTAAGAGAGTGGCTGGAATATATCCTGACGGGCCACCCACCACAAGACCTGGACTATCGAGTGGGGACTCCAGCGGGCACCTGGACGGTTTGGCAGGAGGAGGAAGCGATACTTGCGGGGGATTACAAATCCCAGATTCCCCGTCCGAGAGACCAACTAAGCGGCCAAGACAACGACAGCCCCAGGACGGGCAGGGGCCCAAGCGGAGAAAGAGAGAGGGGACCCTCAAGAGGATAGCCCTCGGACCCAGAGAGACCGGAGAAGGCGCTGCCTCGCGGGACCCGAGGACCCCGACGGGACCCAGACCCATCCCCTTCACGGAGGAACCCTCGCAGGGAGGAGGAGGACCCGAATCACCCGGAGGACCGCGGTCCGCACCTATTCTCAGCCCAGCGCCCCATTCGGTTGAGACCGACGGCCCCGCCTTTGGGTCGCAGGTGGGAGGACAGAGCCAGGCGCCTAGACGGCCGAGGTCCCCTTCGCCCCCCTCTCTCTTGGCAGAGTCAGCAGCTCTACCAACTGCTTCACAGCTTGGGCAAATCGCTGGAGGATCACAAGACCCACCTCCTCGGAGAGGCAGAGCACCTAGAGGCCAACCTGGGCTACCCATTCTTCTAGTGTGCAAAGGTACGGCCAACCAGGTTAAGTGCTTTCGCCATAAATTAAAAACAGTATATCCTGGGTGCTTTGATTTCTGCACAACCACATGGAACTGGGTGGATCCCAGTGGTTCTGGTACAAGAATGGGGCGCTCTCGGATGCTCATACTGTGCAGGGATGAGCAGCAGTATGACATGTTCACGGAGGAGGTCAAGGTTCCTAGAGGGATGCAGGTGGACATGTGCATCACACATAGACTGTGACAATGAACAGTGAACGTGGGTCATGGACATTCAGTGGACATGAGGGATGGGCAGGGGTGGGGATGCGGTTTTATACACGTCATACATTTCAATAAAGTCTCTTTTTTACACGGCAGCATGGCCAGATCACGCAGAACCAAAAGAGCATCAGCAACTGACCTTTACCGCACGTGCAAACAGGCTGGCACGTGTCCTCCCGATGTCATCAATAAAGTGGAGGGAAAGACAGTGGCAGACAAGATTCTGCAATATGGGAGTGCAGGAGTGTTTTTGGGGGGTCTGGGAATAAGCGCCGGCAGCGGTGCAGGTAGCCGGGCAGGCGGATATGTCCCCTTAGGGGAGACCCCGGGTGTCACCATAGGTACACGTCCAACCATTAGACCTAACATACCATTGGAAACCGTAGGCCCAGAAGATATATTCCCTGTGGATGTGATGCAGCCTACAGACCCCTCAGTCATAGATCTTTCTGGCCCAAGGACAGTAACCCCGTCTGACCCCGGGCAGGGGGCGGGTGAGATCGAGGTTATAGCAGAAATACATCCTGTGCCCCCTAGAGGGCCTCTGAATACCCCCACTGTTAGTGAGGGTGGAGGGAGCGCCATCCTCGAGGTAGCACCTGAGCCGTCCCCCCCCATTGCCAACAGAGTGAGGGTGAGCAAGTCACAACATTATAACCCAGCATTCCATGGACTGTCCACGTCCTCTACAGGAATAGGGGAGTCCTCTGGGGGTGAAAGTGTGCTGGTTGTATCTGGCAGTGGGGGCCATGTGGTTGGGGAATCCATAGAACTACATACACTCCCTTCTTCCGTCTCATTTGAGACTGACATTGTGGAGGAAACAGCTTTTGGCGGGCGGACCAGTACCCCTGAGGCGGCCCCGCCTCCACGGGGGCGCGGCTCCCGCCGTTTTTTCGGCGGGAATGACCGTATCTCGGCGCCATCCCGCAAATACTTCCGGTACACCGAGAGCGGATTGGATGAAATACAAGATCCCCGTATAGCTGTTGGCGCGGATTACATAAATCCCGCCTTTGACTGGCATGATCCTGATATCTCTGTGGAATTTGCTGAATCCATGGGGCCAGCCCCTAATAGGGATTATACGGGGGTCGTCCACCTATCTCGTCCCATCATCGGGGAAGAGGGTGGCGGCCGTATCCGTGTTGGCCGGCTCGGGCAAAAGGCCTCCATGAGGACACGCAGTGGCATAACAATAGGTCCACGTGATTTTTTCTACAGGGACCTGAGCACAATTGGGGAGGCGGAGTCAATAGAGCTGCAGGACTTCCAGGTTCTTGATGAGGCAGCAATACTTCCTAGCGATAGCGGGCAGGTTATAGATAGCGATGCTGCAGATCTAGACACAATATCCCTTGGGTCAGTTTCAGTCTATTCTGATAACCAGCTTTTGGAGGATACTAGTTATGAATTTCATGGACAGTTATCTCTATCCACATCCCGTCGCAGCACAACCATGCTAGAGTACCCCAGCTCAGTGTCACGTGTGTTTAGTGACGCGTCTGTAACTGTGGACTATGGGGGTTCTTCTTCCGGGGATGGGGCCGAGGTACCTGTAGGGCCCACTGACGAGGACGCACATCATGCTGAGGGTGACACAGAGGATACACCATATAGGCCTAGGCCTAGGCCTCGCCCACAGCCTCCAACATATGAGGGACCATCTAGTGGCGTCACATACTATCTGCATCCCTCTCTGAGAGGGCGTAAGCGCAAACGGAGGAACCTACATGTCCGCTTTTCTATTCCAGATGGCATTCTGGCTTCCTAATAACCAGAAATTGTACCTTCCCCCGACACCTGTGACGCGAATACTGAGCACGGACGAATTTGTGACACGGACGTCTATTTACTACCACGCTAGTAGTGACCGACTGTTGACTGTAGGGAACCCATATTACCCAGTTAAGGACGGTGACACCGTGACTGTTCCAAAGGTCAGCCCTCATCAGTACAGGGTTTTTCGTGTCCGCCTACCAGACCCTAATAGGTTTGCTTTTGCTGACACATCAGTGTATGACCCTGACCAGGAAAGGCTTGTATGGGGCCTACGAGGTGTTGAGATATCCCGTGGTCAGCCCTTAGGCATAGGAGTCACAGGACATCCATTATTTAACAAATATGAGGACGTTGAAAACCCCAACAAATACAGCCCCACCCCAGGGACTGACAACCGTCAGAATGTAGGATTCGATCCTAAACAATCCCAACTATTCATTCTTGGGTGTACACCGGCACTTGGTGAGCACTGGAACAAAACACTGCCCTGTGCTGGTGTTGGTGTCAAAGCAGGTGACTGTCCACCCATTGAAAGATTAGGTACAGTCATAGAGGACGGTGACATGATTGACATAGGCTATGGTAATCTGGATTTCAGATATCTACAGGAAAACAAGTCAGAGGTGCCTCTAGATATTGTGGATTCCATCTGCAAGTACCCAGATTATCTCGGTATGACCAAGGACACCTATGGGAACTCCTGTTTCTTTTATGCCCGTAGGGAACAAATATATTCTCGGCACTTCTTCAGCAGGGCCGGTGTCCAGGGGGAACAGATTCCTGATACTCTATACTTTAAGGGGGCCGCTGGCCAGGGTCAGGAAAACACTGCATTAGCCACATATGGCATCACCCCAAGTGGCTCCCTTGTATCATCGGATGCAATATTGTTTAATAGGCCATACTGGTTAGAAAGAGCACAGGGTCAGAATAACGGCATATTGTGGAACAACCAACTGTTCGTGACCGTTGTGGACAACACGCGTGGAACCAACTTCACTATTAATGTTCAGCAAACAAAGGAGGACACCTACAAGGCTGGGAACTTCAAGCAATACTCCAGACATGTGGAGGAGTATGAACTGGAATTTGTGTTTCAGCTGTGTAAAGTGAGACTAACCACAGAGGTCCTAGCACATCTCCATAACATGGTCGCTAGTGTACTTGACAACTGGAATCTGAATGTGGGACCCCCGACATCTGGCTCTCTCTCTGACCGCTACAGATTCATAGAATCATTAGCGACTAAATGTCCTGATAAAGTGGTTGAGGAGAAGAAAGACCCCTATGATGGACTAATCTTCTGGAATGTGGACCTCAGTGAAAAGCTAACTGATGATCTGGATCAATTTTCTCTGGGTCGCAAATTCCTTTACCAGCACGCCCTGGGTCGCGCCCCTGCAGCTGTCCGGTCTCGCAAACGAGCTGCAAGTCCTAACAGAAGATCAAAAACTGTAGCTAAGCGTAAACGGTAGAAAATAAATCCTAGAATGCCAACCCATTGGTTTTTTGTCTATGTGATTCATTGGTTTGCACCACTGCCAATGCCTGGGAGGAGTCTGCCTCTGCCAGGTCTGCAGTACTGGCGCCAGAACACCAGAAGGCAGAGCAGCTCAGACTCGCAGAGGAGCAGGTGTGTACCGAAAGAGCTATTCATTAAGTGCCAGCCCGATACCGGATCCGGTAAGAACATTGCTGACTTAGCACTGTCCTTCCCTTCTGCTAATCCCTTCTATTGGCTGTCTCCTAGTGCTTTCAGCATATCTGTTTAGGTGTGTTTTGGCAACTACATGCGGTACCGGAATAGGTACATACCAGAAAGCAACTATGGGCATGAATGTTGGCAACAATCTTCAGCATATACTTTTCTCCTATTTACCGGATTCGTTACACCAACATATAAATAGCCCCCAATGGATTGATATAACGGGAGATGGCCAC